CCGACTTCTTTCTGTACGTATACCTTTTCACCAGTTAGAGAATTCAGTCTATATAGGTCAATTTTACCAAATGTATCATCTTCCAAATACACAGTAAATGTTGGGTATTCAGAAATAACAAATCCAGTAGACTTCATGACTGAATTATCACAAGAATCTTTAAACTCATTTAAAAAACACAACTCATAGTAGAATGTAGAATTAAGTGTTGGGTAGAAGTCTTTTCTTAATGTAACATTTGTTACATTTGATACAATAGAGGGATCTGCACCGTCAATTACTGCGGCATATCTAGAATGGCGAAATCTACCATCAAATTTTTCAGTTTGACTAGATGCAGTATACTCATCAACAGCTGTTGTAACTTTTTTGCTAATCTCAGCTTTAGTCTCAGTAGTCTTAGAAGATTTGTAACTTACAGTAGAGTCTAGTTCAATGTATAGAATAGAAGGATCAATAATCTCAGGAGTAATTGACGCTACTGTGTAACTTTTGAGTTTTCTAACAATTTCTTGTTTTGTAAATGCAGATATACTATTTCCTACTTGTGGTTTAATAGCAATCTTAACTTTACCAAACTCAGGTGGATCATCCTGCTCTCCACCAAATGTAATGATATCTGATGTTGCTGGATATATCTTTCTAACAATAGATGCGTAATCATCACCTGTAACTGCCCTGTCTTGAGCAGCAAACATCTTAGGAGCAGAATACTTAATAGAAGACACAGACTCAATATCAGCACCTCCTTGTGCCGCTGCAGAGGTTGTTACGGTTGGAGAAAACTGAAATTGTGATCCTGTCTTAGTTGTTACTATACCAGAGAATGAAAATGATTTAGCACCGTTTGCACTTTCTCCATCAGTCACAACATAAGTAACTTCTACAAAATTATTATGTTCTAGTTTCTTACCATACACTCCATCACCAAAGAATAACTCATATTGTTCATCAAGACCTTCTTCAACAAAAAAGACTTTAGAATTTCCGTCCAAGTCTAAAATATTCTCTGCAACATCGTATGTCTCATAAGATGTGCTATTCTCTGTTTCATATACTCTAATCTTGATTGTAGATGTATCAAGACCAGGATTATTAAGAATAAACTTTTGATTTTTTAGTGCAGTATTGATTGTATAAGATTGTTTAATTAAAGTTCCTTCATATGCATCAATTATACCAAAACTAGCAAGATTACCATTGAGAGGTACTTCATGATCATCAACAACTACAAACTGGTAAATAGCGTCATCAAATGCTGAAGTAAATCCAGTTCCTCTTTTTAGTACAATTGTACTAGGTGGTGTTGCTCCCCCTTGATATGTTAAGGACAAATCTAACTTAGCAATAGGTGCAGTAACAGACCTAGGACGATATCCAATTTGCTTTGCTAGTGATACTACATTGTCTCTTAGAGATGCGGAATCTAAGAACATCTCATTAATCACCATGTTCGTATTGAACGCAGTGTAATAGGTATTGTATGCTAGTACGTCTAGCATCGTGCTTAGAGTAGACCCACTAAAGTCATAATCAGTGAAATCACTGTTTGCTCTAAGATAGTCAATTAGAGATGTTTTGATGTCTGCGAAATCTAGATTCGCAAGTTGAGTATAAGGCATTACTGACTACGATTTAAGAAAAACTCAATAGATATTGGTGGTACATCAGCACGACTTAAAACTTGAAAGTCAAGTCGTACATCAAAACCATTAGATTCAATATTAGGTTCTACTACACACTCATCAATAGAGACTCTTGGTTCATAATTTCTAAGTGTCCTAACTATTTCATCTTTAATTGTACCAGCAGTACCAAAATCTAAAGGTTCAAACAAATAAGTTCTAATATTAGATCCATAATCTGAATCGTATACTCTTTCACCTTTATTAGTAAGTAAAAGGTTTAAGACTGCCTGTTTTACCGCAGCATCTTCTTTCTTTACCAAAAGGTCGTCTGTGACTTTGTTTTTGGCGAAAGAAAGAGAAAGATCTTTAAATGGTACGGTAGACGGCATTAAGTGATTGCTAGTATCACTTTATTTAGCGTCATTCCGCTAAGTGTTGCGGAACTGATTTAGTTCTTTTAATCTCTTCCAACCATTTCTCACCTTCATATTCTGAGATTAGTTTCTTCCCACTCTTCTTAAACTCTTCACTTTTATCTACTTTGATTACCATGGTAACTCCAGTTTTTATTATTTAGACTTCTTGGGTGCAGGGTGAAAAAAGAATCCTAGATTCATTCGTGTATCATTCTCAGGAGTATCTTCAAACCTCCAATTCTCAACGTGCATACCATGATGGTATTTTCCTGCATCAAATAGAATACAACGGTTAAACGCTGGTTCAAAGTTCATTATCTTCTCATATCTCTCTTTTGGACGCCATGGTTGCTCATGCTCCCTTACACCATCTTCATATGAGTCAGCTAAACACTTATAGACATTTGTACCCGTATTATCATTATGATTCAAATATACTAGTGCGGAATATCCGTGATCACGATGCGGCCACCAGTAGTTATTCTCAAAATCATTAAAAGGATTCTTTTTAAATGTAAAGCAATTTGAAAGCACTGCTCTACGATCCATAGGAATCTGATGTATACCCATATACTTTAATATATGGAAGATATGCTCATATGCAGGAAGAATCATATCACTGTAGAACTCATGACGCATGTCCTTGAACATCTCACCATTATAATTCTTGATATGACTACGATCCTCCTCTAATTGACCATCTGGAACTGTATATTGGTTTAAGGATGTATTACTGTTACCACTCTCCTTATGAAAGTTTGGTGCAACGTGATGTAGAAGCGTAATTACATCATCAGGATTACTAAAGAAGTCATCAATGATAGCATATGGAGTTAACTCTAACATTCCATACTGAATTGTTTGATTTCTATTAATCTCAAAGAAATTACGCATTTGCTAATACTAAATTAAATGAAAATGTTAATCGACCTTGTGGTTTCTGATGTTCCTGTCGATTTAGGACTTCATGCTCCAAATAAGGAGGAAACAGAATAATTTGTCCTTCGCTTGGGTGAAAATGGTATAAGTCATACATTGACTCACGAATTCCACTTCTCTCAATACCACGATACCTGATTGAACGGAAATGTGTTGAAGTTGGATAGAAAGTGGTCGGAGTTGGGTTCTTGCTGTAGTAAACACCACTTAGAAACACTGGACGCCTTCCATCCATGTGATCATGACGTTCCTGACTCTGATCATCATGATAAACATTATACCAGAACGTAAAGATTTCACAAGGCATCAATCCTTCACGCACTAGTTCAGCATTACATGCTGTTTCTATATCTATCTTCAAACGATCACGCACATCTGGCGTTACAAGAGTATCGTCATCAGGAATACGAGGAAATGAGCTGTTCACATTACATTTCCACCCTGCAGGAGTGTTATCTATCTTTCCAGGGTCTCTAAAAAAATACTTGGTATGCTTATTGAAGTTAAAGCATATAATTTGTGTCGGAAAGATATCAATAATCATTTTAATTTAAACATCACAGGATTATTCTTGCGAACATGTATATCAGTCGCCATTGTGACTCTTACATCGTCACCTTCATATGATTCAGTCCAGTGAGCGATACCTGCATGAAAGATCAACAACTCACCAACATGATTCTCGTAAGTCTTACCCTCATATATGGTACCACTACTACAATCACCCCCTAGATATAGGTTACAAGATGTAAAGGGGTGCATATTCACTTGTAGAGGATCTCTTCGATCAAAATGCTTATGTGGTTCAATACGATCACCTTTTCGGAAAGCATTAAACCATGCTTGTAACCACTTACCTCTACCAAATAAAACAAGATACTTAGGAAGGACGATTGGTCCGACGACCTTATCCTGCAACGCATTATAGTACTGGTAACGACCAGTTAACTTATCGCCCTTCACACTCGGATAATTATGTTCTCCAAGTGCCATCAGATCATCTTCAATTTCTAATACCCTCTCATAACATATCGCCGCTTCCTCTTCGGAGAGAAACTCGGGTATTCTAAAAACATTCATTTAATGTGGATCATAGTATCTTATAAGTGCTCCAGTTGCGATGATGAGCACGACTACAATAATTAGAACGGTCATACAGATTATTCAGAGCTTTCGGCGCTAGCTGCCTCTCTTTCTTCTTTGTCGATGTTTCCATCATTGTCTGTATCCCAGTCACTACGATACTGTAGGTTCTTTGGTTTCCCAACAGTATACTTAAACTCGGTCATTTGCCCTGTCCTCGATATGGTTTACGCTTCCCATTACGGGAGCTTGCACTGTATTTAGTATGCTTACCATTTCCCTGACGTGTTTTCTTTGGGGTTGCTTCAATTGTTGGAAGACCCAATGCAAATCTAGTTGCCATATATGTATTATCTCTATTGACGAAGTGAGTAACACAGTTATTTCCGCTAGTTCTCTAAACGAACATTGCTTTCAATCAAAGGTCGTGTTACTCAATGATATTATATCACAAAATCTATTATACTGCAAAAACTTTTGGAGATGCTGCAGAAGGACCAATTACAATTCCTGTTGTTGGATTAAGAGGATCTCCAACAAAGCAAACCCTACGACCACCAAAGCGAACTTTTGTACTCGTGGAAACTGCATTACGAGGAGAAGTACAAGGAAAACCTGCAGGTGTAACTCCTGCTGCAGGAGTCATAGTATCTCCTTCTAATACAGGAGGAACACCATTAATTAAATATTTTGGATTTGCTGGTGCTGGTAAGATTGATGTAGGGGGAGTATTACATATACCTCCACCACCACTGTCCATAGCGCCAGGACTATAAATTGCGATTGCTCCAGCCATTATCCTATATCCTCGGGTGACTTTATACCTTTACTCTTAAGAAAGGAATCTCCTTCTATGTAGTTCATCAGATTCTCTTCCTTAAATGTCTCTTCCCACATCTGGTTCAATGCGTCGGTCAACTTCAAATGTTCTTTCGCGTTCGGGGGACGGTAGTATAGTTGCATCTTTTTTAACCTGAGCAATTCTATCTCCTGCTGTTCCACTCGGGTTCGTAGGGACTTTAGTTCGTTCTGCAGCGCTTGCACTTGCTGCGTCGAAATAGTTGCAGAATTCATCAAAATTGTTGAGAGCGTCTTCGTAGCTCCAGGTTCTTGGGTCATTTTTTTCCACGGGAATTTTTTTATATTAAAGGTTTTTGATTATGACTTTTCAAATATATTTATCGGTCGTCTGGATACTTTTGTAGGTTAGGAAGGACCCAAACGTTTTCGCTCGGCACCCCCATAACATATAAAAAAGGGGCATTTTACTGCCCCTCTGTGCTATACTGTCGTGACTGTCTCATTTGAGTCTACTCGCATCCATTTGATTGGATCACCTGCTGTCATCTTGAAGATCACCTGACTGCTAAACCTTGTTTGATCTGCTGCTACTCTGTAAGCAGTCTCGAGGTCTGCACAGTAGACCACGCCGTCTGGATCAAATTTTCCCCATGCTGCTGGTTGAACTGCCCAACCTCTTGGATCTGTCATGCTGGTGTCTGTCATGTTGTTTGTGTCGTTAGTCATATTATAGTGCATTAGTTAGCGTATGTCAAGATCATTCTGTTTGGATCTGTGGTTACAAACTGTTTGATATTGTCCTGCTGCACCTTGATTACAACCTGAGATGATTTGTTTGCCTTACTCAATCCTAAAAATGCCTTGATGCCGTTATTACTTGTAACCCTCACTCTCAAACCTAAGTTGATCTCTGCGAAGTAATATTGAAACACTAGTTTTCTGCTGCTCTTACCCTTACCTTTAACCAATATAGGTGCATGACCATCAGTAATGCACTTAGTCATGCTTAG